AAGAAGATTAGAAAACCCCGAGGACTTGAAATTACTATGACGCCTGAAGAAGCGGCGAGCATCAAGGGCCGTATTCCAACAGGTGTAAAAGACCAGGTGCTTTATTTAAACGAAAAACGACGGGAAGAAAAAAAAGCACTTCTTCGACGTAATGTCGATAACTCCATCGTACAAACAAAGAAGCTTGACGCTTTCTTAGAAGAATTTTTAAAGAATGGCGGTAACGCAACAGATGCAGCTGTTAAAGTATTTGATGTTTCCTCTCGTGCCTCTGCTTCTGCAATAGGATCAGTATATTTAAAGAAAGCCAAGGTTCTTGGCCGCATTTATCTTGAACAACACGGTTATACCTATGGTCGTCTCCTTACAACAGCAGCACAAAAAGCAGAACAGTCACGACTTCCTGATTGGTGGGATCGCGTGATGGGTATTGCTGGTTATGATAATCCAGGGGCAAGTACCAAAGGGTTTGCTGGTCCAACGATGAACGTGAATATTATGCAGCAAGAAAAAGAGATATTTAAAAAGTATATGAATGAAGCAACGGAAGGTGAAATGGTTGGTGAACCAGTTAGTTTCAGAGAAACAGAGGAAGCAACCGATGACGATTAATTATAAAAAATTTATACAAGACAATTTCCTTGTGCTTGATTCAAAGACCCAACTCCCTGCACCCTATAGATTTAACGTTGTTCAGCAAAAATACTATGACTTACTTTGGAAAGATTATCCAAAAATGGAAGGCGTTCGAGACATTGTTCTTAAGGCACGGCAGGAAGGTATATCTACTTTTATTCTTGCTTTGTTTACCGTTGATTTTATTATGGTTCCTCACTCTGTTTCTATTTGTATCTCTCATCGTAAAGACTCAACAGAATTACTTTTTAAGAAAGTTAAATTCTTTTTGGAAAGCTATTGTAAAAAGAATGGGTTCAGTCTTTCTGATTATTTGAAAACGGATAACAAGGGATCAATTGAGAATAAGTTCAACAATGCCGCTTTCTATATTGGCACAGCTGGTGCAAAAGTTGGAGGCCGAGGTGGTTCTGCACGTAATATTCACTTCTCAGAATGTGCTTTCTATCAAGATACTGAACTTATTACTGCGTCAGAAATTGTTGTTGCTACCGCACAGCAGGTTCCACAGGATCGAGGAATGATTTTTATTGAGTCAACGGCAAATGGTGAAGGCAACTATTATCAGAAAGAATGGGAACGTGCTAACGAGTTTGATGAAAACATGAAACGTTTGTCTTCTTATCATCCTCGTTTCTTTGGTTGGCAAGAGTTTTACTCAAAAGAATGGGTAGAACAGAAGCGTGGGGACTTTCCCACTGAGGCATTATGGAAACAAGAGTATCCGCAAGATGCTGACGAGGCGTTTATTGTATCAGGATCACCTTACTTTGATGTACAAATGCTTCAATCAATGTTGAAAGCTGCTAATAAACCAATTAAAGAGGGGAGATTTGCCGCAGACGGGCAATGGATATAGTATGCCTTGGGGATTAACTAGAAGTTGTCATCGAGAGGATATTTATGACATTATTCATGACATTAATCCAGATCGGTTTCTGCAAAACCCTGATGGTTGGGATGATGGAACACAACACGTTTGGCAAAGACTATATTATGAACAGTTTCTTAAAGGAGAATTTGACATGGAAAAGAAATATAACGCTAACCGATTATTCTACTGGGCATTATTAACATATGGCAGAACGTAATGAAAACATGTTACCAATCAGACTCTATAGGGAGCCTGAGCATGGTGAACAATTTGTAATAGCAGCCGATCCTGCTGAAGCGCGGGATTATTGTGCTGCCGTTGCTATGTCAAAGAAGTATTTAGACTTTCCTCTTGTATTTAACATGGTTCTTGACTCTTCACAGTTTGGGTATGATCTCAATAACATGGCCAAGTACCTTTTTGACAGAACTGGTTTATGGCCCAAACTGTCTGTCGAAAGAAACGTGGGGCAGGCCACTATTTACGTGTTAAAAAACCTTAATTATCCTAACTTATTCAGGATGGTAGATTTTACTGGCCTTGAAACGGCCACAGAGCAGGGTCAATATGGATGGATGACCACTGGTGCCTTGAAAGGTGGGGAGGTTATAGGCACGAGACGCAAGATGCTTGATGATTTTGCTCTTGTTCTTAAGCAGGGTTTACCTAAGTTATACGATGAACAACAGATCAGACAAATGAAATCTTTTGTCGTTGTTAAAGGTGGACGAGCACAGGCGAGAGCAAATACACATGATGATTTGGTAATGGCAACCTGTATGGCGTGGCAAGTTCACCTTGTTACCCCAACAGAGTACCTTGATGATTTTGATCGAGAAGAGTGGAATAGACAGAAAGAAAAATGGAGATTTAAGTAATGACCTGGACAGAGACACATTTTAGCCAACCATGTGAGCATTGTGGTTATAGAAAAAAGAATATTATTGAAATGATCATGTGTAAGGAGTGTCGATGGTGCTGTCCTTATGATTCTTGCTTCTTTGATGAGAGTGATATTTGCTTTTGTTGTAGAAGAAAAATGGAGATTTAAGTAGAAATCTGTTATATAAAAGTAATGGGTCTTTTTGAAATATTACTTATTCTTATAATCTTTTTCTGGCTCTTCGGAGTTATTGGGGGCATTGGTGGTAGTTCAATTAACCTTTTATTAATTGTTATCATTATTCTCTTAGTATTAAGTTATCGAAATAGACAGACATAAATTTTAGGAGGTGTTTTTATATGGGTGGAAAATTATTATGGACAGGTATAACTATTTGGTTAGCCTCACAAGCGTTTACATTTCCAGCAGCGGCAATTGTTGCTGCGGTCTTTGCAATTATTGGATGTATTCTTAATTGGTTTGACAAATAATGGAAAACTACGAACAGCAGCAGAAAAACAATGAGGAAGCATTTCGAAAAGGGGTTCAAATTATGCGTCCAGATCTCTATGTGTTAATGCAACAATTAGATCAATCAGGTGTTGATTTTACAATCCTTTTACAAGTTATCTATGCTCTTGAACGTATTGCACATGGAACTCAATATGGCAATGTTACTATTTATATAGAAAACGGCATTGTTACTTTTGTTAGTGGTGATGAGAGCAAAAAATTAAATATTCCCGTGGTCAAATCATAACCCCTAGTTGACAAATAGACAATCTCATAGTACATTGGATTTTATGGAGAGAAAATGTTTATATTGCACTAAATGGTTGATTCGTGGAGTAAAAGAAGGTCCAAAAGATTGGAATAAAAGGCAAGTTTGTAATAAATCTTGTCGAGCTTCTTTTACTCACTCAAAAACAAGACACTTGTATTGGAGGAATAATGAAACTGAGAGAAAATGCTCTATATGCAAAACATGGTTTTCAGCCACAGGAGAATATTTTAAGAAAGATAAACGCAAGCTTCATGGTATATCTGGGGTGTGTAAAAAGTGTTTGAAAGAGTGTGCTTATCAAATTCACAAAGGTACTGAGGGAACATGGACAAAAGAGGAAAAGTATCAAGCCTTTATTCAGCAGGAGGGAAAATGTGCCATTTGTAAAATAGTAATGTTGTCCTGGACAAAGGCAAAAGCAGACCATTGTCATAAAACTAAACGACAAAGAGGATTATTGTGTGACAAATGCAACAGGGGCATTGGTTTTTTTAATGATGATATTCATATTTTACAATCTGCTATTTTCTATATAAAAAAATATTCTCCTGTTGTTAACGCCCCATAGTTGTGTTATTCAAGAGATATGAGCGACATTTCAGCGCCTATCTTGCAGACAACACCATATAATCCTGATGAGCAGCTTATTTTTAATGAGGTACGTTTACACTGGCAACGTGGTTTCGCTGAAACGGATAAACGTGCCACTGGTCACAATAAGATGGGTATCACTTCCTTTGACGAGGCAGATGAAATGTTTCGTTGTTGGTTAGATGAAAACCAATGGCCTTATGATGCACTTATCTTCGATCCTCGAATCTTTACAATGATTTTTGAGAAAACCTCACGACTTATTGCATCAAAGCCTGAACCTCAATTGGTTCCACGTCAAGGTGGCAATGTTTTAATGGCAAAAATCAACAATGTTCTTCTTGACTATCAGTGGGATCAGGCAAAGAATGGTGGCTCAATGCTCTCAAAGTGGGCAATGATGGATATGAATTGTCGAAAGTATGGAGCTTCCTTTGCTTTGACTAAATGGCGATATGAAGAAGATGATAATGGCAGACCAGTTTTTGATGGCCCTGAATTTAGGGTTCTTAACAATCGAGATTGTGCCCAGGACCTTGCAGCAACTTCAATTGAAAACTGCCACTGGTTCCAGCACCGTGAATATGTAACGTTTCATGATCTTGAACGAGTAAACGATCAGTCACGACAACTTCCAATTTATACAAATCTCGATAAACTCTATGAGGCAATTGCAGAAAACCAATACTCAGGTGGAGACACACGAGGCATTAACTGGAGATCACGAAATCGTGCTATTTCACGAATAGAGCAGGACCCAATTGGTAAAGATCCAGCATATAAAACTGTTGAGATAGTTACTGAGTATCGACGAGATAGATGGATTACTTTTTCACCACGGCATGGTGTTGTTATTCGAGATATTCCAAATCCATATGATAACTGGGAACTTCCCGTTGTTATGCTTCGGTACTATGCCATTGATGATGATCTGTATGGTCTTTCAGAGATTGAGCCAATTAAAGGTCTCCAGAAATCAGTAAACGCAATTCTTTGTCAGTATATTGATGAAATCAACATGCAGCTTTACTCACCAGTGGCCATTGGTCCTGGTGTTCGTCAGCACACACTTGAGTGGGGTAAGGGTGCGCGATGGATCATGAATAATCCTAACTCAGACTTTAGATTAGTCGAGTCCCACTCACAAGCATCTCAATATTTTAATACCACTTATTCAGTACTCGTTGCAGCCATGATGAATGCAATGGGTGAATCTTCACTTGGTGTATCCAATACACAACCATATTCAAAAGATAAAACTGCAACTGAGGTTGCCTCACTTAATCAGAGTAAAAATGCTCGGGATAACTTCCAACAATTATTTCTTCAAGATTCTATGAGTAGAATGCTTAGATTGTGGCACTCAATGAATCAGCAATTATTGTTTACTGATGATGATCAACCATATTATATTCTTCGAATTGTTGGTAAAGAATTAATTGAAGATTTTATGGGTCTTGGTTTAGGTGATACAGTTATTCAAGATGAACAAGCCCTCGTTGATCGAGAGCAAAAGATTCTTGACATTATTGAACAAAGTGATAAAGAGGATGTTCAGAAAATGGCTGAAGATACCGCTGAAGATATGGGTAAAACGTTACCAAGCCCAACTGAAGTGAAGAATAAGGCAGAGAAGCTTATTAAAGCAAAACACAATGTTACTGTTAAAGGTAAACAAGTGGCCAAGTTTCAAACTGATGAGCGGGGACACATGGCATCACTCTATATTGTTAAAGAAGATTTGATGGGTGACTATGATTATAAAGTAAACGTTCAAACAATGAATGTTAACTTTGATGATCAAAGAAAACAAGCACGACAAACAGCAATCTCACTTCTTGTTACTAACCCTAATGTTTCAGCACTCCTTGCACAAGATCAAACAAAGCCAAGATTCAAAGAACTTATGATTTCATGGCTTGAAGAACTTGGATGGACAGATGCTGATCGGTATTTTGAACAAATGCCACAACAACCCCAGCAACCAGGAGCACAACCTGGTCAACCAGGACAACCACAGCCAGGTCAACCTCAACCAGCTCCTCAATCAGCTATGGGTAACGGTGCAGCGCAGACGGGCCCTCCACTTCCAGGAGGAGCAGGGGCTCCACCATTGCAGCAAGTATTTGGGTATTATAATTATGCTCCTCCAAACAGTCTTCAAGGGATTCCAATCTGGGTACAAGAAAGGTATGGCGAAAATCGACCATATCCAGGTAGCCAAGGCGGTCAATAATAGTTATGGCAGTTAAACAAAAAGTACAGCTTCCCGCTGATCAAGAGAAAATAATGCATGAAGGCATGGCACTTTATGAGATGACTCAAACCGCGGGTTGGAAAATAGTACAACAATGGCTTACAGATAGAGCATTTCATACGTGGGTTGATCCACGAACTATTGAGGGCCCTGATGCAGCTGCACAGTGGCAATTCAGAGAACTTAATGCATTTCATGCAAGTAATAATGCAAAAGAATTAATGGATAGTATTGAACAAGCAATTTCTCAAGGAGATTATTTACAGAAAGTGGCAAGTGGAGAAATAAAACAAAAGACAGGAATGAAACTTTAATATGGCAAGTGATACACCAACGACAGCAGGATACTCTTACCCATCAGTCTTTCAACCACAAGTGAAAGCAAAGATGCGTACACAAGGTCAGATCATAAAATCCCCTATTGCAAAACCCAAGAAGTCTGCTATATCAAAACGTAGAGGTTCAAAGTCTCATAGTAAGAGAGGCAAGTAACATGAACAACATGAAGAACCTTGACCTACTCTAGCGAACAGCAGAGGGCCAAAATATGGAAAACAAAATACAAACACCAGACGAGGTTTTACCTCCACTCCCAGCGAGTGACCCAGAGTCTATTTCAAAAAACCGTTATTCTGGTTTCTACAGCGTTGGCTCACGTCAGTATTGGAAAGACGCAGAAGTAACACTCCACAAAGTACAAGATCCCCTAGAATGTTCCCACTATTTTATACAAGAAGGTTCTCAAGTTAGTTGTAAACAATGTCACGCAGGATTTACAGGCGCAGGCGTAAGCGCACAAGATGGAAAACTTATTGTTCAAAATAAAGCAGTAAGTTTTTAGTTCTTTAAAAAATCGTTTTCTGGTTTAGAAAATTCATATTGATATTCACACAGCGGAAAGTTGCGTTACCGCTCTATAAACATGCACGCACAAAGAAAGGAGGTGTTGAATATGGCAAATGAACCATTAAAAGGTGTTGCACAGAACGTGCAACAAACAGTAGTTCCACAACCAGCTAACCAGGGAGTACAACCTGCGCCAGTAGCGGCAACAACCGCACAACCTGAGCCAGTAGCTCCAATGGTGGAACCAATGAAAGACAGAACCCAGGAAAATTTTGAAAAGCTTTTGCAAAGTAATAATCAATTGTTCCAACAGAATCAAGCAAACAACGTTATGATTCAGCAATTGTTACAGCAGCAACAGCGACCAGCGCCACAAGCGCCAGTTGCTCCAGTTGCACAAACGACAGCAGATCCTTTGACAGACTTTACTATGAAAGACCCTACAACGGGTGAAGAATATATTGATCGTCAAAAGATGCAGAATGCGTTTCAGACAATGCAACAGCAGATTCTTCAATCTAATCAACTTGCTCAACAGGCTAGACAAGCCGCACAGCAGGCTGAAAAAGATAGACAGGATCGGGAAGCGTTTTCAAAATATCCTGAATTAGACCGACAATCACAAAACTTTGACAAGAAGTTTGAAAGAGATACGAGAGCGTTTCTTACAGATTCGATGTTAAATGCACAAGATTATGGCGGTAGACCACTTTCTTTCAAAGAAGCGGCTGATTTAGTCCGAGCGGGAGCACAACCTACACAAGGTCAAGTGCAACAGGCCGCTACGGTAGCTTCAGTTGAGGCAACTCAACAACAAGCTGCGAACGCTGCACCAACGGCGAACCAGATTAACAAAGCACAAGCATCAGCTACGGTGGCAAACCAACCTCCAGCAGTTCAAGCAGAAATCTCTGCTGAACAATTGAGAGAACAACAGGTTGCAACACGAAGAGGTGATGACATGGCGCTTGCGGAACGTTTGATGCACACGGATCATATTTTTGGTCCTGAATCAGGCACAGGAGAACAAACTAATTAAGCAGTGAGGAATGGCCCAACGCCTCACGCTATATAAAAATACGTGGGGCGAAAGGACAGTGAATAAATAATATGGCTTTTGGTTTAATGACTTATCAAGATGTAACTCGACGAGAGGACTTGCTTGATGTTTTGGCTGATATCTCACCAGATGAGACACCACTCTTAACATTATTCGGGACTTCAACAGCTCGAGGTACATTACACGAGTGGCTTAACTACAACGTTGCACGACCAACAACTGTTTCAAGTGCTGTTGAAGGTGCTGATGAAACGTATGCTGACTTGTCTGTTCCCTCAAGAACAAACAACATCACACAAATTATCACACAATCAATTCAAGTATCAAGAACAGAGCGACGAGTAAACGTAGCAGCTGTTAACGACCCATATGCTTTCCAAAAAGCAGATGGTCTTCGACGACTCAAATCAAAGATGGAATTTGCAATTCTTAATGCTGTAAAAGCATCAGGAGCATCAGGATCTGCTAGACAGATGAACGGTGTAGACGCAATGATTACATCTACGGTTACTGCACTAAACTCAGGAACTTCTTTCTCTGAACAGGAGTTGAACGATATGGCAGCAGACGGATACCTTACAGTGCGAGCTGACAAGGTTTTCGACATGGTGCTTTGTACCGTTAAAATTAAGCAAGCGATTGCTGGTTTCTCAGGAAACTCAACTCGTTACATCGACGCTTCAGAAAGAAGACTTACCAAAGACGTGCTCGTTTACGACTCAGCTGTTGGTTCACACCGAATCATGCATCACAGAGACGTTAACAACGTAGCAGGTACTACAACGGTATACGGTCTTCGAGAAGATATGCACAGAGTAGCTTACTTAGACAAACCTTTCTTCGAAGAACTTGCAAAAACAGGTGATTCAGATAAAGGACACTGGGTAACAGAGTTTACTCTTGAAACACTTCAAGAAAAAGCAGACATCAAACGAACTGGCTACAACCAGAACGGTTAATTTCCGTGTAATAGTAATGCTGAGTGGGTGACACAAACGTATCTTATTCTTTGGATACTACCTGCAATATTAAAAGGACAAGGGTCAAGGATCTGCAAGAGATGGCTTGACCCAAAAGCTTTATGACAGATGAATTAGTTATTGAAGACGCAACGGGACTTCCCCGTATGTCAAAAGATGTTGAACTTGTTGAAGAAATAATTCGACTTAAAAATACAAAAGATCACTGGGCTGTTATTGACAAGTTGCTTGAAGCATGGAGTAAACGTGCTGGAGACGAAGTAGATGCCCTACAGATTGAGATTGAAGATCATAGGGAAAACATTACAGATAAACGATTTGGCACAACAGCAGGAGGTCAAGATTTTGATAGACGTTTTAAGCTTGTCTTTCCCAGACAGCTTATGACTATGATCAGGACAATATATAAAGCGCAAGAGTTACCAATGGATAATCGTTTTATGCAAGAGTTTGCAAAACGGTATCCATTTTTTAGAGTAGCAGAAAAGGACTAGTTCTGCGTTGACAAGAATTTCTAGTTCAGCTATTTAGGAGAGTAAGATGCCAACATCACCAGTATTACGAAAAGACGCCGAACGTCGATATTTAATGATTCACACCACAGGGGTTACTGCACAAACTCCTTATGGGTTATTGCAACGAATGTACTATATTCAATACCTCGCAGGTTCTGCAACAGTTACTGCCCAAACATCACTTAATGATTTGAAAATTAAATGGATGCGTAAATGGATTCAAACAAATTCAGGAACAGCTCCTTCACAGAATTTTACTTCAGACCTTTGGAAGGCAATGGTTGCCTCTATTGGTGTAAAGCCAGTTAGTTCCACAGCGACAAACATTATGAATTTTTGGCTCAATGCCACGTAATGTTTTGAAAAGGTAGGTGACTCAATACTATGGCTTTCAAAGGAAAAACAACAGCAAATTACAATCAGGTACGAGGCAAACAGCTTCAACCTGCAAAAACAGGAGGTAAGGTTGCCCACAATCCACGAAAACCTCTTCCATGAGGAAAAACAAACGTGATTACTAAAGCAACTCGGACTGGTTTTAACCCACGAAATACTACTACACAAAAGTTGAACTCTAATCGAGTACAACGAGCTGGTGGTAACACTCAGGGAAAACTTAAACAAAATTCTCCAGCAGCAAAACTTGTCCAGTCAACAAGAACAAAAGCTTCTATGCAACGACAACCTTTTACTGGATATAACCTTCTTGCAAACTCAAGAACGGTACCAGCGGGACGAGGTAATATTCGAAACGCAGGAACAGTAACAAAGGGAACCGTGCAAAAGATTCGACAGATGCACAAGATTCCATCAAATGCACTCGATAATAAGGGTTCATTCGGTAGATTTATGGGGGGAAAATAATAACCTAACCTTTGGAGTAGTGACCAGAATTTGGTTGTAGCAATTATGGAAAATAAAGAGGAGAAAAAAAAGGGAAAATTGTACTTAAACATGATCCTTAAAGATTCTGAGCCAGTCGAAATGGTGAAACAATCCATAGACTCAGTGAAGGATTACGTGGACGGAATGTACATTACGGTCACTCATACTGACCCAACTCCGAAAAGAGACACTGCGCTTGTAGATGCTTTAAAGACCTACGGCGCAGTTGTTTCGTTTTATAAATGGACTGATGACTTTGCCAATGCACGAAACTTCGCATTGGACCAAGTTCCAAAAGGTGAAAATATTTTTATTTATTGGCAAGATGCTGATGATGTTTTGGTAGGTGGAACTTACTTAAAGCAAATGTTAGAAGAGGCAGTCTCAATGAAACATGCCGCTTGTTTTATTGATTATTGGTACGCGGTTGATCTTGATGAAGAAAAGAATGTTCGAGAAATAATTGTTAAGCATAAACGTGAAAGACTCATTAGAAACGATGGAACGTTTAAATGGATTGGGTCATTACACGAACTTCTCATTGAACAGAGACAAGAGAATGTTAAAAAAATCTTAAGACAAGACCTTGAGAAGCTTTGCTATGTTGTTCATTTAACAACCAAAGAGCGAGGCGAGATAGCACTTGATCGAAATATTGCTATTCTTGAAGCACAGGTAGTAAGAGAAAAACATCGAGATCCACGAACACTTGTCTATTTAGGTAAAGGATATTATGACCGAGCACTTGACCAAACTGAGGAGGCGAAGAAAACTGAATGGTTAGACAAGTCACTAAAGCTTTTTGATGAATATTTACAAGGTTCGGGAAAGCTTGCAACAAGGGACTATCGACAAGGCTCGGGATGGCCAGAAGAACGAGCCAACACCTGGCAGTTCGTATCGGAAATCTTTCGGTTAAAAGGTGATCTGGACTCCTCTCTTGATGCTAATCAGCAAGCGATCAACGAAGCTCCAGCGTTTCCGATTTACTTTATTGAGCGCGCTTTACTCTACTGTCAACTTGAAGATTATAAGAAGGCGAAAATTTACCTTCAAATAGCAACCGCTATACCTGAAGTCAAAACCACGATTATCACTACTCCTCGTGACGTTAAACTTAAGGCATTAGAAGCCG